ATCTCGTGCGGTTTCCGCGGGGCAAGGTGGCGCATTTTCACCATCAACTGATCTTGTTGATGTTGTAAAAGGCATGACCACGGATGGAGTTGCAACTGGTAAAGAGTTGGTCCCGGAAAATCTTGCTGCAACTCTGTGGGAAGATATGTATGCGGCTTCTAAGGTCTTTGCCGATTTGCCTGAACAGCCAATGACCAGTGATCCGATGAATATTGGTTTACTGGGAAACATGACGTTTTCCAAGGGATCACAGAATACGGCAACCACTGCTCAGGATTTAGCAACTGGTGAATCCGTGTTGACTACGACCGAACTGCTTGCTGAAGTCAACTGGTCCTACAACCTGGACGAAGATGCTGTAATTGCCTTAATGCCCGCGTTTCGCGCCGAGGCAGCCCGAGCCGGTGCTGAGTATATGGACGCATTTGCACTTAACGCCGATTCCACAAATGCGGCTACCGGAAATATCAACCTGGACGACGACAACCCCGCTGATGATTCTTACTACTTGACCAATGGACAGGATGGAATCCGTCATCAATTTTTGGTTGACAATACTGCCCAGGGCGAAAATGTTGGGGCTGCTCTTGACGATACCAAAATGGCGGCAATTCTGAATCCGCTCGGAAAGTATGGGCTAGATATTGCCAATTTGCGGATCGTCCCAGATGTAGCAAGTTATCTATCCATGTTGGCTCTGTCGAGTGTCAAAACCGTTGATGTTTACGGACCGGCGGCCACTGTTGTCACCGGTGAATTGGCTCGCTACCGTGGTATCCCAGTGATTCCAAGCGCGTCGATGCCGCTGACTGAAGCAGATGGTAAAGCATGTAAAACCCCCGCATCGAATGTCAAGGGGCAGTTGGCAGCTTACAACCGCCTCATGTGGCGACGTGGATCTCGGCGCGGGCTGACTATTGAGATTGATCGCTCGATCCAAAAGCGACAAATGATCATGGTTGTCAGTTTCCGCATTGCTGTTGGATGCCGCGGAACCCGCTCAACTGCTATCCACACTGTTGGTGGATACGGAATTACTGTCTAATAAATTTGATCTGTGCTGGGTGGGTAGTACGGAACTGCTACTCACCCAACCAGATGAAAGGAGCATGATATGAGCAGTAAATATGTTGATTCAAAATTTGGAAGTGTAATTGCAATTCCCTTCGCGGTTGCGAATGCTATCACTGGCCGAACTAATACCGATCTGGCTTTGCCTGGTGGAAACACCCTGGCAGTAATGCCGTTTGCTGGATCTGTAATTGGGCTAGGCGTCCGGGCCTCGGCTGAAGTAACCGCTGGGGCAGCTACGTTCAAGGTCCATAAAGACGGCACCGAAATTGCCGACGCGGGCTCTATCTCAGTAGGCATTGCCGCAAACACTGATACAACGGCTGTTGATGACCTTGAAACCCAAGGAACTTGTCGGCCCGGGGTCATGAAGTTCTCTGCTGGTGATGGCATCGGGGTGAGTTATTCAAGTTCGACTGATCTCGCTCCAACCAATTCCAATGATTTTGACGCTGTTCTGATTGTGATGTTGGATTCGTAATAATGAAAAACTGGGGAAAAATCTTCGCTGGAACACGGCTTGAGAAGCAGGTTGAAGCCGCATTTGTGCCTGTTTGGTGTGAACTAATCACAAAAGGCCTTAGGCCTGGTGATGGCTGGACCATTGTACGTGATCGTATTGCGCACCGGGCAGCAAATGAAGTTGTTCGCAGGTTCCTGAAAACAGACTGTGACACCTTGTTCATGGTTGACAGTGATGCCGACTTTGGCCCCGAACTATTGGGCCAGTTCCGAGACTATGAAGAAGGCTGGCAATATGATGCTCTACAAGCTTTTTACGTTCGGCGGGGATGGCCCCCAGAAGCAATTTGGATCACACCTACCGGGGATGGGCGTTATTTACACAACATCGTAATACATCCAGACGCCTGTGCCCCGGTGGCGGTGATCGGTACACATTGCGCGTTGTTCAGGCGCGAAATATTTGAAACAATGCTGACTGAACATCCCGAAATAGATAAAGAATCTTTTGATTGGTTTTACTACCCGCGCCATGGGGTAGAGACAGAAGATTCAATGTTGAGTAACGAAGCCAGGCGTTTGGGTTTCAAATTGGGTGCTACTACTCACGTAAAAGCAGGTCATATTTCGAAGGTGATCGTAGCCTGGGAAACTTATCAGGAATATCTGGCAATCAATCGAGATGCGATCATGAAACAGATTGTTCAGACAGATATAGAAGTGAACAACCCATTAGTTGAATTGATTGCCGAAGAAACCGGTGAAACCATTGAAGTTGTAAAAGAAAAGATTTTGAATGGGTCAAAAAACGTTCGACAGGCATGGAAAAATCCCAAAGGTGCAGAAGAAGTTAGAAAATTTTATGGCGATGGCCCTCATTACCTTTACGATTTAGCAGCCTGGAATATTTCTGAGTATTACCGGGAAATTACCGATCCCTTGAAAGAAGTTAAAGGTAAAAGAGTTTTGATTGTTGGTGCCGGCATTGGCGGGGAAGCTGTCCTGATGGCAGATGCTAACCAGGTCGATTGCTTTGAACTTCCCGGGCAGCTAAAAGAGTTTGGCAAGAAACGCCTTGGGGAAAAGGTCCAATACCTAGATGGTGAAACCGTGATGGAAGCAGTCCATGGCGAATATGATTTGATCGTCATGGTAGATGTTGTTGAGCATATCCATCCAGATGAATTTGATCAAACCATGGATCATTTAGCAAACCATGGCAAAGATTTCTACATCCATGCCAATTTTGGCCAACAGGATCTTTACCCGATGCATTATGACCATAAGAAGCTATTCCAGGCATGGCAAGAACGATTTGGATTAAAGCAAGAAGGTAACTATGCGTTTACTCGTGAAAAGCAATTATCGGAATAAAAATACTCAGTATAGGGAGGGGGTTGTAATTGAGGTATCTGAGGCCGAAGGCCGGTTTTTACTGGTAGATGCTCCGGGCTGTTTCGCCATTGAAAACCCCCCTCCTATACTGAGCATAGATAATCCACCTGTTGATCGGATGATGCGGAAACGTCACGTAAGGACAAAATGAAAGCTCAACTGTACTGTACTATTGGCGAATTAATAGATGACCTTGGGTTACCAGGTGATGAACATCAGCTATTTGAAAGAATCAAAGCCGCGTCCGATTTTATTCAACGGCGATTTGGTGACTTCATTCCGGTTACTGCTACTAAGAAATTCGGGACCAGAGGGTCCGAGGATCTTCAAGTGGATCCGCTATTGGCTGTGACCTCTATAACCAATGGTGGGATTACAGTCAGCGATTATGACCTCTATCCTCTAAATAGACACTGGGAAAATGGTCCCTATACTCGAATCTACCAGGATAACGTTTGGGATGATACCAATGTCCAGATTGCCGGCCAATGGGGAAAGTACATTGAGAATCAAAGTTTGGGATTGACCGGGACACAGGCAGCGGCTGACACTGCAACGGTGACCGTTACCAATGGGTCGCTGTTGTCGCCTGGAATGGTTTTACTTCTCGAATCCGAACAGGAACTTGTAACAGGTTTTGGTACACCCAGCGCGGCAACATCAAAACTCAATGGCGCCCTAGCCATTGACCAGGAAGAAGCCACGGTCGATAACGGCACCGAATTCTTTGAAAAGGAGGTGATCCGTCTCTCTACTGAGGACTGCCGAATCCGAATGATTGTTGGTAATGTACTGGTTTTAGATCGTGGTTGGAACCGAACAACCCGCAAAGCTCATTTGGATGATGCGGCGATCTCAGTTTTCAGAACATTCACAACCGAAAGAGGTGTAAACGGCACTACGGCAGCGGCGCATAGTAATAAGTCGATTTCTCGCTGTATGGTTCCCTGGGATGTGAATTGGCTTTGCCGGCAAATTGCTGGTCTTATGAGGATGAAAGCTGCTTCCGGGTTTTCTGGTAAGGTCGGGAATGTTGATACCGGAGAAACTTTCTATCAAAATGAATTTCCGGATCTGATTAAAAAGATTGAAAGAAATTACAGGATTACATCCTTATGATTGGTTACACCATCGAAATGAAAGGGTTGGAAGAGCAAATTAAAACGCTACAAAGCTATGAACTTAATGCAGATAGGCGATTATTTGAAGCAATGCAAAAATCTGTAATGACTATCCGATCTAATGTTCTTCCGCTGGTTCCGGTGGGCGTATCTGCCAGATTGAAAAATTCGATTGGAAGCAAAGTAGTTCAAGAAGGTAGTCTGTCAATTGTCGGTACAGTTGGATCGAGTCTAAAAAACGAAGTCTACCCAGCAGTAATGGAATTTGGCCGCGAACCAGGTACTTTCCCGCCCGTTGATTCGTTGTTACGGTGGGTGCATCTGAAGCTAAGACCGCCAGAGAACGAAGAAAGATCTGTTGCTTTTATGGTTGCTCGCAAGATTTATAAACACGGGATCAAGGGCAAAAGGTTTTTTTCAGAAGGTTGGGAAAAGTCTAAATCTCAGGTGCAAACTTATTTTGCCAAAGCTCTGGAAAAAATAACCGAGGAATTATCTAATGGCCGCAGTTAATTGGATAGACAAGATAACTGATCTTTGGGGCACCGTAGACGATGGCCGGGGGGGGTTCGTTCGGTCATATGCGGTTTTCAGGAAAAACGAATTCCCAGAAACATTAACAGTCTATCCTTGTGCGATCACTTACATAACTCGGCTTCCCGTGGTTCAGTATAGTGCGGGCGGCCCGAATATCATTATTTGGCGCGGCGTTTCTGAGTTTCACCTGGTGCCGAATGTTCTAAAAAGTAATATGGCCTATGTTATTGGGTTTTATGATCGGATTATTGAGGCAGCTGCAAGCAGCATCACTTTTGGCGGGACTGTAAGTCATTTTTTGTTGGGTCCGGAAGAACCGATTCAGCCCGGGGTTCTGCAATATGGGGACGAATCGCCACATTATGGTCTAATCGTCAATTGGGAAGTAAAAGAATTGGTTACGCTGACAGTTTCGGCGTAGGAGGAAAATCAATGGGAACTTCTGTTTTGAAGAAAATGCAATATGGTAAGGAAACGAATCATGGCACCGCGGTTGCCGCAACTACGTTACTTCCTGTATCGGTTCCGCCAATCAAGTCAGACCGTAAGCCGACATACCCCCGGGAAGATGTGGGAGTGCTGGCCACGGCGACCAGGTCTTATCTCTCAAGCCGTCTGGTGCAAGATTCGTTGAAATGGGACTCGGCCTTTTTCCAGTTATTACCGTTATTACTGTCATGTGGCGTCAAAGGCGGTATAACTCCAACTGAAACGACTGTTGGCCAGGGTGATTATGCCTGGGACCATACTCCAGCGTTAGACGGTACAAGCAATACTCAGGACTCTATCACTTTAGAGCGTGGTGACGATGGTTTTATGGTTGAATCGGAATATGTAATGTTCGACAACCTAAAATTTTCCGGGGAGATCAACCAGGAGGGGGGTGACAGTACCCTAAAAGTTGAAGCTTCTTACTTTGGCCGGCAAAACACAGTGACCGCTTTTACCAAAGGGCTCAGTATACCGGTGTTGACCCCAATTAATTCTAAATTGACTAAGTTTTATCTTAATACTACTTGGGCAACTGTTGGGACAACAGAAAAAACCAGTACTCTTCGGGCATATGACGTTGAAATCATTACCGGATTGCACCCGAAATTCCATGGGTCTGGAACGGAATATTTTGACATTCATGGTGAAGGTCCGATTGAAGTCATGGCTTCTTTCACCTTCGAGGGTAACGCAAATGCGGCAGCAATTTATACTGCCAGAGATTCTCAATCGCTGCAAGTTGTCCGCCTGAAAACTGAAGGTCCTCAAATTGGAACTGGGGCAAAGCATAAATTCCAGGTTGATATTTCTGGAACATGGGAAGATATTGTTCCGCTGGCCAGTGAGAGCAACGGTAATAATTTATGGACTGCTGTCCTCCATGGCTTCTACGATAAGACCGGGGCCAAAATGCTTGCTATCAATGTCATTACTAATAAGAGCACATTATGAAATTTGAAATTCCTCCAATTTATGAGGAAATTAAACTGGCTGAATATGCTCAAGAATTTGGCGAAATCGTGATTCAAGTCCGGGTAAATCCTTCCCGGCTTCTGCTGAAAGAGTTCGACGAGTGCATTCAGGAAAATGTGTACCCCCCCAGCATACTGAGCGCTCTTGTGCAACTGTGGAAAGATTGGACTGCTGATGACGTTGAAATCCTAATTCAGCATAGCCTGGACACTGATCCGGCTTTGGTTACCTGGCTGATCCTCAAAACGTTTCAACTTATTCGCGATCATAGACTCAGTATAAAAAAAAATTGGATCACGGAATTTTCGAAGCAGCCAGAACTGGGAGAACTACAGTAGCAGAATTGGGAAACGTTTTTATGGCGCGGCAAATTAATCAAATTCTTGGTGGAGCAGTCATAGCACCATGGGAAATAGACCAGATGCCAGACGAAATCATTGATGCAGTTTTAGCGGTGAATGGAATGCGCGAAGTCTCGGAAGGCTTAGGCAAAGTGGAAAACATATTCGCTGAGTGGAGAAGTAAACATGCCCACTAGTGCATTGGATTTAATCCTGCGAACAAAACGGGAAGGTGATGCGCCGCAACAAACCCTTGATGATCTTCAAGATTTGAAGGGCGGGTTAACTGACGTAGAAAAAGCCATGGCCGGTACAAGGTCAACAGTCGGAAATCTTGACCGGGATATGTCAGTTTTTGGTACAAACGTAGGTTCAACCGCTGATCTACTTTCCGGGTTGGGCGTGTCTATTCCGACAAGTCCTATGCAATTGTTTGGGGTAGCGATAAATCAAGCTGGAGCTTTTATCAAAGATAGCATCGGTGAATATTCTTCTTATAATGAAGAAGTTTCTAAAATGGCAGCTTTTACTGGTATGACTACAGAAGAAACATCCCGCTTGGTTCAAGTGGCCGATGATCTACGGATCGAAACTGATTCGGTAAAAATGGCTATGAAAGCCATGGCAGAGCAAGGAACAACACCATCAATTGAAGGTTTAGCCCAATTATCAGATCAATATTTAGCAATTCAAGATCCTCTGGCAAGGACACAATTTCTAACTGACAATTTTGGTAGATCTGGGCAGGAAATGGCGCGGTTAATGCTTATGGGTAGTGATGCGATAAAGGATGCAACCGGTGCGGTTGAAGAATGGATGGTAGTTACTGGAAAATCACAGGAACAAGTCGACGAGTATATGCGAACACAAGACGAATGGAATGAAAATATCCAGGA